ATGTTTGAGACCAGTCCGACGTTCAGGCAACTGTATGATCAGGCTAAGCACCTGAAGGAAGAACGTGAAGCGGAATTGATGAGACTAAAGCAGCCAGACCCAAACCTCAGCTGGGACATCGATGAATTGACCCGAACTATGAATTTACTGGTGCTGGCCTTCCGAAAGGCCGTTCCGGAAGGTGCAAAAAATAAGTTGGTAGAACAGAGAAAACCAGATATGCTGACCAGGCCCGATTCAGGTCAGCATTCTTAACATCGCGGGGTAGAGCAGATGGTAGCTCGCCAGGGTGGATCGCCACTCCGATCATAACCTGGAGGCCGTTGGTTCGAGTCCAGCCCCCGCGACAATTAACTGTAAGTTAAGGGTTTAGGAATATAATCAGACATACCGGTCGGCGTTGCTGGCCGGTATTCTCCCAACCACCCTGGTTAGGCGGGTTCGATTCCCGCATGTGGTTCTCCTGCTTTGGAGCTTGCAGAGTGCAGTCGGTCCGAACCCGGCATCCAAAGCAATTTCACCGTAGCATTAGCCCCGAAAACGGGCTAGTCTTTGACAAAAGTACACCCCATGAGTAACGTTCGGATTATCGAAAAAGAGGTTTTTACGCGGTTGCATCAGCATGTCCGGTCTCATAACGAAAGCCAGACGAAGCTGCGGCACCACATTCGGTTAGGGTCTCTGCTGACGCTGGAAGCCATTCTGGTTCAATACATCAAGCGATTCCGGGAAGCCACCTACCTGCCCGAATTCGCCGACAGTGACATTCTGCCCAGTTACTACACCAACCGCCGTCGCCTGGCCGATCTGACCAAGTGTTGCCCCAAAACCATCTTCAACCACATCAATCTATTGGTCGACGCGGGGCTGGTGGCAAAGGTCTGGCACGGCCGCCAGCATGATTTTGAATTGTGGATAAACCCCTGGATTATCCTCGCCGATTATTATGATAAACCGACCATATGTAATCTTTCTGCCCAAATTCCCCCGCCTTTTACCCCCAATATGCGGCAAAGTTTACCCCTTAAAAGCTCTTATGATACATCAGAAAGTCATAACAGTTCTAAAGGCGGTGTTGAAAGTGGGGAAAACCTCGGTGTGCCCCGGTTGTCGGAGTTGCTTCCCCACTTTCAACTGGCTGTTTTAAACACGTCAGATACAGAAGATACATTAGAAAGGCGGGACGCGCCCCCTACCGGCCTCCCAGAAACATCAGAAGGGGGACAGGGGGCGCGGCCCGGCGAAAATTCGGGCACTAACTCAACTGATCAAAATAAGGCCGGAGAACGGTTAAAAGGCCGTTTAGGCATCGACGATAAGGCGGGACAGCCAGCGACCGGAGCCACTGAGGGCTTAAGACCCCCGCAGCCGGTCGCAGCTCCGTTTCAGTCTTCTCTGCGCGATTTTTACAAAGAGTTGGTGGTGGCGTTTTGGGATCAGGTTCAACCGCAGCTCTGGCCCGACGATTTGATCGGTGATCGGCATAGTAACCAGATTTTAAACATTTTATGGCGGGACGTTTTCGGTAGCTTTGCCAGCGATCCTACCGAAAAAGCCGCCACAGAGCTATATCTGACCCGGCTCAAGCAAATTGAAAAGGCTCTGGCTCACGCCCGGCGGCACCGGTGGACGAGCTTCATGCCGCCGAAGTTGTATTTCTCCCTCGAGCACTACAAAGCCCAGAAGCAAAGCGGCCAAAAAGGCTCGTTCTGGTTCACCTACGAATGGCTGCAGGATGATGTACAGAAGCAGCAACGGCTTGATAAAGATCGTATTCTGGAAAAGGCCCTGTACAGTTTCATTCACGAGAAGGCTCCCCGGGGTCTGAAAGATGGCCGCCAGATGGGCCGCATCGAGCTCTATCACTACTGGCGCAACCGGCTTCACAAACTGTCGGATCAAAGTCTGGTCGACCGTTTCGATGCCTCTGTGGCCGCAGCCATGCCGGGTCGACCAACTACCACCCAATTTCCCAAGCAACCTCTAAACCAACGATAGCAATGCCGCTCACCAAACAACAGTATGACGACATGATTCGACTGAAAGCCTGGATTCGCCACGACGATGGTACAGTTAATCAAACCGCAGGCGTTTTCAAATGGCGCACCGAGAGCCAGCGAGCCACCAACATCCGGGCGTTTTTGAACAAAGTAGTGGCCAATTACCGGGGGGGGACCATCCACGAAATCCGGTTTTTTGACAAAGAGCAGGGTGGAGCCTGGGTGGCCACCTGGTCGAATGGGAACTTTAGCTACCACAACTGATATGATCCGGCTCCAACTCTACGCCAACGAATTTTTTGGCATGGTCGGATTCCTGTCGGTGCAGGTCGAGTTGTTGCTGCCGCTTGACGTGATGAGCCGCAGCATTTACGACCAGGTGCTGGTCGAATACTGGCAGAAAGCCAGTTTAATCGGAAAATTGCCCGCCTGGAAAGGCTACAACTGTCGCAAGCGGTATGTGCACAAAATGCCCCTGTCGATAGCCCGGATTTTACACCAGGAGATGCAGCACGTCGCGCTGACGATTTACGCCCAGGCGTTCCTGGCAACACTGGATCAATATCTCACCAATGAAACCCCGAACGTATATGCGACGCGTCAGTAATTTTTTTGTAGCAATTGTAATCCTGTCGTTTATGCTGATGGTAGTCTGTGTACCGAAAATAGAACGCTGGTGGCGCAGTGGCGAAAAGCCGGTAGAATAGCCATCTCTAAAAAACCTTTCACAGTAAGTCGAAACTAAAAATTTACACCGATTTGTACTTAACTACTCAGAGTTACCTCATACTTATGAAAAATCTTAATTTATTAAGTGGTAACTCATTGAAAATTTCGCCTAAATGTCTGATAATTAAGGGTAAAATGTGATAGCTACTTATGTAAATTATTTGCTTGTACAGTAAAAATACCTATTTAATAATAAATTAACATTAAAAATTAATATTTTATTTGTTATTTTGTTCAGTGCCCGATCATATATCAATATGTTTTTTCCTGAACCTCAGTTTATTAAAAGACTTGTAATTATTACAAATAAGAACACATAATATGCACTTATTATGTGTTTAAATAATGTTGCATATAATCTCGTGTACAAACAATATAATCTCTTTAAATTCATCCAAAAACATGAAAAAGACAATCTATGCACTCAGCTGCAGCTTTTTAATACTATTAAGCTCTTGCAGCAAGAATGATTCTAATATCGTCCCGTCCACTAGCACTAGTGCGGAAAGTAGTGCAAACATTAGCACTAGCGGTAGCATTAAAGGTGTTAACATTTCGGGTGAAATTGTAGGTAGGAGTGTAATTACACCTCAAACTCCATTGCCTTTTATGTCCAGTTACGACTTAGCTAAAAATAGAAACGCTAGGATACTAACCTGGACCGAATTTGGTCCATTTACGACAAGTGCTGGCACTTTAACACAAATAGAAACAAACAAACAGATGGTTCTCACGGGTTTCTCCAATTACCCAACAGGAACCTATTTCTGCAATGTGTGGATTTGTCAGCAGAAGGTAACGCTACCTAGTTCAGCCCTAATGGATTTTCAGGGTGCTTCAAAAACGGGATTTGCCAATTATTCGACTCTTGCACAGGGAATTAACGTCGTCCAGTCGATTCTTGGTAATGGAACTACAGAACACACATTTTATACGTATAGCATAGTACCTATGTACAATGCAGCAGGCCAGTTTATTTATAATGGGACACTACCTGTTGATTTAACTGGTACAACCTTCACGTATAAATATTTGCAAAATATTTAAAATTCAATGACAATAGAGATTATATGGCAAAAAGGATCTTATTGTACCACAATAAGATCCTTTTTGTGACAAAAAAAACTAGTTAAAAATATAATTTAAAATTACCAAAGAGAGTACCCAATGGTTAATGAGCCAGAAAATGAATTATTATAAAGCGATAAAAATTCGCTTGAAGCAGATGGAGAAAGGTCTCTCATATAACTTCCAATAATTCCAAATCTAAATCTATTTATATCTTTATTTATCCCTATTTCCGCTCTAGCTCCAACATTATATTTTTTAAAATTATAATATGGCTTATACAAAGAACTTTCAAAATTACTTGGCCCTGTTAAAATGTTCAAATAAGGCCCAACTCCAGCAAAAATCATTAATCCTGAGCTTTTTACGTAACCCCTGAATGTTGTGTTTGTATGAATGTAACTTCGACTTTCTGTAATATCTTCATTCTCTCCCGTTAATAAAGGATTTACTTGCCTCCCACCTGTTTTTAAGTATCCAATTTGAGACGAAAGATAAAACCATCTTTTTTCCAAATAGTCAAAACCTAATAAGAAGGAATAATCTTTTATCTTATTAGAAGATAAAATTGGTAAATCTTTTTTGTTAGTGAAAGTGCTAATCACTACACCATTATCTACCTTAATGTGTTGCCCAAGTACATGATTGGCTATGAACAACAGAGCCACAAACAATATTCTTCTATCCATATTTGTTTGAAATTTAAATTGTTGATTGCAAATATAATACTATATACAATAACGGAATAGAACTGCAATAATTTTATATTTTCGGATCTGAATTATATTTGTGTTCCAATAATAGAAAACTCTATTGGTTCCCACTATCAACTTGGTTGAAAGTCTACGAGAATCTAGGAATCGAGATACAGGTTTAAAGCCAGAATCTTTTTGACTGATTGGAAAGAACTATTTAGAATGGGATAATGTGGTTTCCTAAATTGGTCGGTTTTGGGTATTGTCAAACCGGGATGCTTCAGTTTTAGTAAAAGCTGGTTTTGAGTACGCTGCGTGATTAATATCCCACAAAAAAGCCCGTCCCGAATGCGACGGGCTTTTTCGTCCTTTTCCTTCCCTAGGTATACACTGATCTTCGTTTCGATAATAATTCTAAGCGAATGATGAAATTCATTGTTCTGGCCGTCCAGTACCTGAAGGGAACGGCCTCTCATTTGGGCACAACTAAAAACCTGGTTCGGGAAGTGGTAGTGGGCGTGATGACGGCCTTATGCATCTACCTGGTTCTGCACTTTACGATGCCACCCGAACCCGATGTGGTGGGCGGATTGCGCAACGTGCTACAAACTACCCTGCAAAATCAGCACCGGGCCGATTCACTCCAGGCCTGGATCCGCGTGAAGGAAAAACAGGATATTATCGATTCACTTCAGTATACAATCAGGCAATATGAAGAACGTGACTCGCTTCGGGCTAATAGTAAACTTACTCCTGTGGGGGCTATGCAGACCATCATTGGCGCAATCAGAGGAAAAAAGGCAAAGTGACAGCCTGGCGGTGGTGCGGGATTTTGTGGATCTGGCCAAACCGCTCCTGGACAGTCTGACCAAACTCCACTACATCCGGAAGGATGTGGCCGCGCTGCAGGTAGAAGTCATCCTGGCTGAACGCAGCCGGGATCAGCTTGCCGTTGAACTGAAAAACTGCTTTCAGGATAACGGCAAGCTGGCTAATGAACTCTTCGATACGAAAGATGATCTGGGCCGGCAGAAAAAGAAACACCGCCAGGCTCAACTGGAGCGGTGGCTGCTGCGCATTGGTGGGGTTGCTGTGCTGTATTCCCAAGTAAGGTCGATGCTTTAATAGTTGCCTTACAGTTAAGATTGTTATCACTTATTTCTTTTTCCTATGCCACCTTTAGAGCGCAGAACTGCAAAATCTTCTGTTCGATAACAGGACCCTACTATATTACCGTACAATAAAGTAAGTTATTTCGTGATATTATATAAACATAATAATTTTTAGTTTTATAGTTAATAATAAAATATGTTAATTTTTTATCCTTTATCTATAGTACCGATATGAGAAAGTCTATCTACAATTCGTTGGTCATTGGTATATTGGCCAATTTCGCAATCACTTCCTGTGAAAAGCCCGAGCGTTTAGAGTTTGAGGTAATTGGAAACTCTACTGAACAATCCATCCGCAAAGCTGCCCAATCTATTACTGTAATTGATGGAAGGTTAAAGTTTGCTACTACTGAAGCCTTTTCCCAAGCTGTTAAAGAGCTCAATTCTACCACTGACTTATTAAGCTGGGAGAAACAATTTGCAGGTTACAAATCAATGCGCAGAGCTTTCAAAGAATTAAACGAGGAGGAGTTGGCTACTGACCCTAAAAAATTTAACGAAGCGCAAAAAATTGCAAAAAGAATAACAGAGGAAGACGGCGTTTCGTTTGAACGGACTATTGTGGACGCCACATTGGCTACATTGGTCAGTAGTCAAGGGCTATTACAAATAGGGGATAGTTTACATTTAATAGGAGATCAGCAAGTACTCAGTACACTGGCTGTTAATGAAAAAGAGTTAGTTAAGCCAAGTTCTGCGCTTGTAAAGATTTCTCCTGTTGTTCACAAAAAAACAAAAATTACAACAGACAAAGGAGGACGTATAAGGGCTACGACTGGTGATGTAGATGACAAATATGACATTTATTACAATGCGGATGGCAGGCAGCATCGATATAGATCAAACGGATGGGCAATAGTTTATTATTTTACAGGAGGATACTGGTCAACGGGTGTGAACATACAGCATCAACGAAAACAAACTTTCGGCTGGGGTTCAAGTAACGCATTTGACTGGACTTCATCAGGCTTTTGGAAGGTTTATGTAGACAGTCCACGTAGTATTATTCAAGATGTAACCATAAGTCCGCCTTTATTTAGCGATATCGACGAATATCAGCCTTACCGTTACTCAGAATCCCCCGTAACGAGTATGGTTGTAAACCGGTACGTAAATGGGCAATGTAACTGGCAATCTCGGGGACGGGATGGAAATCCCTATTACTATGCTCATTACATAACCACTTCCTTATAGAACAGACCAGCGTTTATACGAAACCTCTGTACTAGAAACTAATGCCATGAACTGTTCAATAAAAGTTTTTATTTTCATTTTATGCAGCAGTTTTTGGGCTACAATTACAGAGGCTCAATACTTCGAACAAAAAGAAGGCAATCTTCCCATCGAAAAGAGATACCGTGCTTTTTTTATTAAACCCGTGATTGGTCTGATTCAATCACGGGTTAACTTAGAAGGTCATGATCGATTTTCTAAAAGCCAAAGTCCCGGGGATGCTTACCAAATGGCTTTAGGCGCTCTTCTTGGCTATCAGCTAGAGGACTTTACGGTGGACCTAGGTATCATTAAGTATGCTATTTATTCCGGCTTTTATTTTCCTTCAAATACGTCCATCGGTGGCTTGACTGGTATTAACCGGGGCTTTTCTCTTGGATACTTACAGTTTCCCTTAACTGCAAAGTATACGGTATGGAAACCCGCTAAAAAATGGCAAATACGTGGGGTAATTGGTGGACAACTGAATATTCGGGGACAATCTTTTGGCTTTCTGAAACAATCTGTTGAAGAAGCCGGATCAATGACTAGCACAGGAGCCAGAATTACTATTCGATCGGTCATCGACAAGGAATTTCGGAGCCGGTTTTATTCCGGTAACTTAGGAATTGATGCTACCTACCAATTAAACAATCAGTTTAATGTTTCTGTAGAAGTTCATCGAATGTTTAGCCAGCAAGACATTGGCATTTTAAAAGCAGAGGTTACCCAGAATGGAGATCCGGCAACGTATCATATAAAAGCAGCAGGAAGTCTTAATGGTTTAGCTCTTCGACTGGGTGTAGCATATAATTTCCTTTATTCAAAGGTACGGAGGGATTTATAAGCCACACCCAGCTATTTACCAAGAGAAAGTTAATTTGAATAACAAGAGTACTAGCTCTCCATATTATTTACGTCCTTTTTTGACCCCGGGGCTTTCTGGAAACTTGCCAAAAACTCGTTTTCCAATGGAATTGATCCCCAAAGAAGACCGGCTGGAGCGGTTTCGGCACCATCTGCACCGGGAGGTGCCACTGGCCGAGAAGGACTAGCTGCTAATACAACGGTATAAATCCGCCTACACGCAGCTCTGCGATGGATTTCGCATATGGGAACCTTATCTATCTCTATTGTAAGCGAATAGAAAACTTATTCTCCAAATAGTACGGCAAATCCGATTCCAAGTGTTAATGTTTTGTCCTTATAGTTATTGCTGGTATTGTCAAGATTGCTTCCACCCGCTATAATATTTTTCCACTTATCATGGTAAAAATTATAAGTCAATCCAGCATTCAGGACAACATTGCGATTGACAAAGTAGGCAACTCCAAGCCCGGGTGCCAGATTGCTCCTAAACCCTTTAGAAGTAATCCTAAAATCACCATTGGCATTCATATCATACTTATGATAATATCGGCTGTAGGTATAACTTATCCCAACATAGGGCTTGAAGTTTGAATTACCAATATAATACCGAATCGATGGACCTACTCCAAGTTGTTGTTCAACAGACCCATACGAAGTAAGTAGTGGATTTTTTAGTTTACTTTTTTCCACTGAATAAGGCACATCGAATCCAATCAGCAAGTTTTGACGCACGAAATAGTTCACGGATGGCATTACACTTCCTGAAAATGTATAGCCTACATCATTTTTATATTGTCGGTAGTTGAAATTTCCTATCTGTGCACCAATCAGCCATCGGCCTTTCTCGGTTTGGGCCGTGGCATCTAAAAGGAGTAACAAAATCAGTACGAAGGTAGAGCCGATCACTTTCATAGCTAGTCGTAGGGTAAGGTGTGAAACTACTACAATAGTATAGCAACTTATGAAATTATTACAATACGATCTCGGCATTTATGAAATATTAACAATTTGAATCTACCTGCTGTGATGATGCCCCTGTAGTATCACAGCCTGTTTTTTACGTCCTTTTTTGACCCCGGGGTATTGTGGAAACTTGCCAAAAACTTGATTTTCCAATGGAATTGAGCCCCCAGAAAGCCGATCGGCTGGAGCGGTTTCGGGATCACCTGCACCGGGACGCTCCGCTGGCTGATAAAGATCAGCTGTTGATGCAGCGTTATAATTTCGCCTACACCCAACTCTGCGAGGGTGAATCCAGCCGGGAAGTTGTTGCCCTTCTCATGAAGGTCTACGCACTCTCCCAGAGCCAGGCCTACAACATCGTCAACGACGCGCTGGCCATCTTCGGAGGCAACCCCACCAAAGCCATCAAGGAAGGCAAAAAGGTTGTATATGTCATCCGCTTGGAAGAACTGGCCGATAAACTCGACGAAGAAGGCGAGTATGAAGCAGCCGCTAATGTGCTGGCTAAAGCCGCCAAACTCCAGGGCATGACCGAAAAAGAAGGCCAGCAGATCGATCCCCGCCTGTTCATGCCCAAACCGAACCTGATTTTCACCGACGACCTGCAGGCCGTCGAAATCACGCGCCACATTGAAGATGCTGAACACGACGTTGTTGACTGAAAAGGCCAACCTGGTCTATGTTTTTCCCAAGCAGAAACTATTTCTGGCCAGCCAGGCCCAGCGCAAAACCCTGCTGGCGGGGCGGGCCTTCGGCAAGACCTTTCTACTGCTGGTTTGCCTGGCCTACTTTGCCCGGTATATGCACCGCGCCAAATTCTTTCTGGCCGGACTGACATTCGCCCAGTTGCTGAACATCGTCCTGGTCGATATGGCCGATGCGTTTCGGGGATTGGGTTGGCAACCGTACGACGAAAAAACCGGAATGGGACATTATGTGGTTTGCAAGGAGCCACCCGCCCACTGGCCCCGACCTTACAAAGCTCCCAAGACCTGGGATCGATGCGTTTCGTTTATTACGGGTTTCTGCCTGCAGATGCTCAGTTTTGAACGGCCCGATTCAAACCGAGGGGGTAATTACGACGGCGGCCTGATCGACGAATCCGCCCTGTTCAAGGACGAGTGGGTCAAAACCATCCTGATGCCCATGCTGTTTCGGGCCAATACGCACCGGTTTGCGAGCAACTGGATGCACAACTCACTCTACGATTTTACCTCCAACCCCTGGCATGAGTCGGGCAAATGGGTCTTTCTGACGGAAGAGTTGATGAAAAAAGATCCGGCCAAGTATTTTTTTATCGAGGGCAATTGTGACGACAACCCGCTTTTACACCCTGATTACAAGAAGAACCAGGAGGAGCTCTTGTCTCCCATGCAGTTCCGGATCGAGGTCTTAAACGAGCGCATTGCCAAACTTCCCAACTGTTATTATCCCTCGTTTGAGTTTGAGAAGCATTGCTCGGCCGACACCTATCAATACGATCAGAACGACTCAGGCGTATGGGTGCCAACGTTCAGTGACTACAATCCAGCTAAAGCCCTGGAACTGAGCTTCGACTTTAACGCGGCTATTTGTTCCGTGGTGGTTTGCCAGGAGGGGGTTAAAGAACTGCGGTTAATTAACAGCCTCTATGCAAAGGTGGCCGATCCCAACCGTACCCTGGTGGAAACGTTGGCCTGGCGGGTGGTGGCCACCTACCACCAGCAGAGCAGGAAAGAAATCTTCCTGTATGGTGATGCATACGGTGAATCCAAATCAGCCGGTTCGAACGATACCTTCTTCGACCTGGTGCGAGCCGTGTTCAGGCTCGCTGGCTGGAAGGTGTTCGACCGGATCCTGAAGACCAACCCTGAACACGTTGACAAGTTCAACCTGATCGACAAGCTGCTGCTGGAGACCGATGATCGCTTCCCTCGCTTACGGATCAACCAACACACCTGCAAGGCACTGATCATCTCAATGCAGAACTCACCCATCCTTCCAACCTTTGCAAAGGACAAACGAAGTGAGCGAACAACGATCAATCAGGAGTACGCAACCCACCTAAGCGACTGCTTTGATTACATTTTATATTATAAATTTTCCTCAGCGAAGAAGCCCAAAGGCACGAAGCAGATCCGCTTCCTCTGAAGCGCGCACCCCCTTTCATATATTCGGAAAACGCGGACCGGTAATTACCGAAACCAGACAGGGCGTTTGATAGCCCTTAGAGATTATTGGAAAAAAAAGGGCCGGTTCGGAAAATCAGGCTGGCCAACTCCCTGAGCACAACCCGTTTGCTTAAAAAGAGCATTGGAAGGCTTTTTTGGTCAAAAATTGTCCTTTTTCGCCCGGTAACCGCATTTCACCTTTGACTATGGATCAAACATTGACAGTCGAGCAATTTTTCAAATTGCTTCACGACCCCATCAACGACGGTTTTTCGATTCGCTACCGGCGCAAGGAAGACGGTGCGACGGGCGAGCGGCACGGTTGTAAAAAAAGTCGGAAGAACACGGGGGTAAAAGCCACAAACGGAACGGCTGCGAAGGCTGGCCTACGCTACGATTTGCTCGAAAAGGGTATCGTACTGCTGGAAGATGAAAAAGGCAATTTCTTTTCCCTCCGAAACCGGTTGCTGATGGCCTACCGGTTTCGGGATCAACGTGAATGGTATCGTATTAAACACTCCTGGTAATGTCCGTCAGACGATTTGATAGTAGAATGTTTTACCTGAGCGGCCCGGCGGCTGCAGTGGTAATTTCCCCCGCCGTGGATGTGGTGCACGGGGATGAAAAGGCGCTGTCGGCCCAAAAGGCGACCGGATCCGGAAAAAAGTTTGAGTGGGTAAAATGGGGAAAGGACGACGATGAACCCAACCGGGTTATTGCCCTGAACTGGGAGTCGCCCAGCAAGCCTTCGCTGATGGACCAGGCGAAAGAGTTTGTCCTGGGGGCGGGCGTTGCGCCGTTCCGTTTTCGGTATGAGAATGGAAAGAAGATCTACGATCGGGAGGATTTTCCGGATCTGGACGAGTGGTTTGAAAATCAGGAAATCTTCGAAAAATACCTGGAGCTTGGAGCGTTGAGCCTGGTGTTTTGCGAAATGGCGTTTGTTAACCTGTCGATCGGGGAAGGCAACGAAATCGGTTTGCAGACCATTCAACCGGTGAAGTGCCGGTTTGAGAAACCCACAGCCGGCGAAATCACCCACGTGCTTACCAGTCCGCTTTTCGGCAGTGGCAAAACACCCGCCGATATGGGGCGGATTCCGCTCTGGGATCGCTACAACCCCACGGCGCAGGCCGAATCGATCATGCTGCTGAAGAAAGCCCAGATCGGCCAGGATTTTTACAACCTGGGGCTATTCTGGGGCACAAAAGTGTGGACGAAGGTGGCCAACATGATCCCGCAGTTTCACGAAAACGGGCTCACCAACGGCTATAACATCAAGTATTTGATCGAAATCGACGAATCGTACTTCGTCGATGAAGGCGAAAATGCGGACGATGAAGAAACGGCTAAACTCATCGAAAAGCGGAAGGATGAGTTCATGTCCAAGCTCGACGATTTTCTGGCCGGGATTCAGAATACTGACAAAGCCGTGGTGATGATTGGCGATCTGACCGACAGCAATGGCAAGCCCCGAGACATGATTCGGATCAAAGCGATCGACAACAAAATGTCGGATGATGCTTACACCAAAATTTACGAAGCGGCCAACATTGCCCAGGCCCAGGGGCACGGCATTCTGCCGGTCCTGGCCGGCATCGACCAGGGCGGCAAGGTGGGTGGTTCGGGATCGGAGCTGGAGCACGCGGCCATGTACCAGGTCGCCTACCGCACGCCCTCGTACCGTCGACATCTGCTCAAACCGTTAAACACAGCCCTGCGGCTGATGAACGTGCCGCGCGATATCGAATACAAGTTTGTCGACGTCGAATTTACCACCCTGGATAAAAACCCCACCGGCAAACAAAACGTGGTCGGGCAAGCCTCATGATTACCTACCTCGGAACCGATATCGTCGCCCAGAAGGCGTATTTTCAAAGCATTCAGGAGGCTGATGACCACCTGGAAACGTTTCTCTTCGAAGCCGGCGAAGGCACTGATGTGCTGGTGGAAGCCTCCCGCACCACCGGTTTTTCCTACCCGGCCCTTATTCTGTTTATGCCCAACATCCTGCTGAGCGACACCGCGCACGGGTTGATCCAGGCCACCCAGGACAATTCGTTCGCCGTGCTCTGTTTGCCCGCTGACTCCACGGCCCATGCGCTGAGCGAGTCCATTAGCCAGGCGCAGAGTGCCGTCTTTCGCATCATCCGCCAGATGCGCAAGGATGTGCGCGCGGGCCGCTACAACTGGGAAGATTCCCGCCACTGGAAAATCCGGCCGATGACCCAGGTCGGACCCGATCGGGCCTGCGGAATGATGGTCGACTTTAAAATTATCACCAACGCCAATGCCCTGGTGGGCAGTTCGGACTGATGGATGCGCTGGAAGAACTCGAAAAAGAATTGGCCGATATTATCGCCGAGTTCCAGCGGCAGGCCATGAGTGAATACCGCATCGCCGTCGAGCGCGAGGGGCTGGTGATGACGGGTGAGTTGGAAGATTCGTTTCGCTCGACGATCCGGACTGAGGCCCAGCGGTTCGTGTACGAATGCGAAATCCGTTTTCTGGACTATGGTCGCTACCGGGATATGAAGCGGCTGAACGTGGGCAGTAACATGGCTCCGCTGGAAGCCCTGATGTACTGGGTGGAGAAAAAAGGGACGTCCGAATTTCTGAAGGATATCTGGGCCCGCCGGTACGGTTCGATCAAATCCGACTCCCGGCTGATTCGCGATATTGCCTGGGGCGTCCGGATTGCCCGCCAGCGTAAGATCGAACACCTCCGGACGGGTCGGGGCTGGTACAGCGTCACCTCGGGCCGAAAGTTCGGTATGGTCGGCGAACGGGTGCGGCAGGCAGCTGCGCTGGCTGCGATCCGCCATTTAAAACAAACGATAACCGGTACTGAGCAACCATGATTGACCCGAAAGCCTCCCTCACCTTTTTGCCGGTGCAGCTCAGCCGCAACCGGATTACCCACACCATCGACGCGCTGGATCCGGTCGCGTTTCCCGACCGCAGCCCCCTGCGGTACTTGCTGACGCTGAAAGTGCCCGAATATGCCCAGGCATCGACGTTCATGGCCCTGCCCACACTGGAAGGCCGCGAAAAGCCGCCCGTTACGCAGGATGGCGCGACGACCTACGAAGGGGCGTTTTTTCAGTTTGATTCGATTCTCGACGGGTTTATGGCGCTCCAGAAACCTGCCTACCGCCAATCGGAGCTTTCGTCGATCGCCACTTTGACGATGCCCTACAAACTGACCGAGCAGGTGCTGCCCGGGGGGGCTGAAGTGGAGCGGGGGATCAAATGGCTGCTGAAAGGCGGCATTACTGAGGCCGATGCCGCCGGCTGGGCCGATCGGTTTGCCAGTGACTACCAGGCTGACGTGCGGCAATTTCTGACCTGGCAGCCGGATAGCAAGATCGTTGGCCATCAGCAGGAAGAATACCTGTATTTTCTGTTGAACTGTAGTCCGCTGCCCACGGAAGTGCGGCTGCGGATCGAGTACACCCTGCGGGATGGCACCACCGATGAGATGACGCTGCTGACACTGAAAAATGTCGTGCAGTACCAGGTGATCTGCGCGCCGGTGGGGCCGTCGATGCTGGCGGCTCAGGTGCCGGCGGGCAATCCGCTGATGCGGTACCGGATCTGGCTGTCGAACCAGGCCAACGAGCGACTCTCTCAGGTGCGCAGCTTCACCGTCGACCGGCAATACCGGCGGAATGAGCGCCAGATTCTGTTTTCCAACAGCCTGGGCGGTTTCGATACGTTGCGTCTGATAGGAGCCGGATCCGAAACGCTGAAGGTGCAGCGGTCATCGGCCGAACGGGAACGCCCGCTGGATGCGGTGGGTTTCACGGAACTGTACATCACCGATGTGATCGGCGAGCGAACGTTGACGGTTTCCACGGGCTATTTTGAGCGTCATGCGGTCAAAACCCTGCGCTACCTGGATGAACTGCTGCTGGCCCGGGAGTGGTATCTGGTAACGGACAAAGGCCACCAGCCACTGGAACTTTTGACGACCGACCTGGTCGACCACGAAGACGACGGCGACCTGGTGGCCCGGCAGTTTAGTTTCCGGCAGGTGGATGTCCAACTCAGCTACAGCGATCTGCCGGCGGCTCCTGCCCAGGCCGTGCGGCCGACCGGCTGGCGGGGTGTAGGCATGATGCACCTGCTGGATGCGATGGGCAAACGTACAGGGCTGGGCCGACCGATTCGATTGCAGAAATATTATCTGGACGACGGCTCGTTATTCAAGCCGCTGACCCAGAAGCCCAACGCACCCGGTGATCCGGATTATATTGGGGGGCTTCCGCTGGCGGGTATCGACCCAGGTACTACGCCGTTTCCGAGTGCGGAAATTACCCGGACCACCACCTACAGCCGCACCAATTGCCCGACGGGTCAGGTGGGTGGGCCGGCCACGATTGTTATCACGGCGGGGAAATATGGCGGGGAAGCGGATGGCGATGCCAACCAGCTGGCTGAAGCCGAATATGCCTCCCTGAATACCCAGGTGTATGCCGATCAGTACGGCACCTGCACGGTTTCGCCCGAAATTTATGCCTGGTCGGTTCCCGCCGGCAAATGGCATTACCGGGCGGGTCAGCCGTCGAAAACGTCGGTGCACCATTCTACGTTAATGGTTACGGATATGGGAAATTCCTATGGCCTGTCCGCCGGCCCAAACGTGTATGCACCGGGCAGCAATGACCTGGACTTTCCGGTGATCAACGATAACTTCTGGTTTCTCTACACGATGGGTACACCCGGGCAGCTTTACCGGATCCGGGTGTACCGGAATGGACTGCCGATCAAGGACACGACGTTCAGGATGAACCAGGACGGCTACGAACTTCATCTGCTTCATCCGATGACCGAGACGCTCAACTCGGGCGATAAATTGTACCTTGATTTAACTCCTGCTTAAGCATGCTGCAAACCCGTGTGAATGGTGAAATTGCCGATCTGGTGCCCAACGGCAGCGTCGATCTGGAACTGGTCAATCCCTATTTGACCTACGAAACGTTGTTTACCAGTAGTGCCAGGTTACCTGCCCTGCCCTTGTCGGCCCGCAATCGCCGGCTGTTCGGATTTCAGGATGAACTGCAGGTGGCCACCGGTTCGGAGCGGATGGTGGTGCAGCAGTACTACAACGGTCACCTGGTGCAGGAAGGCATTGGTGTGGCCACGGTCGATTCGAGCGGTTTTCAACTGTCTGTCGTGCAACCGCTGAGCGAATTCTTCGGCGATTACCAGACTGTGCCCTTGAGTGAGATCGATTTTGGGACGATTGCCGTGCCTGTAACGCTTACCCCGGTGTTGACGGTGGCCGGTCAGGAAGCGGTGTGTTTTCCGACGATTCAGAATCCGGATTACTACGGCACCAATGGCGCGGGGATCGGCTACGGGGGGCGGGTCAATCCGTATGCAGCCGGCGTGTACACGGCTGGCCCGAACGTGCCGATGGTGTTCGTCAGGTGGTTGTTGCTGCAGATTGCCGCCAAAACCGGGACGACGATATCGGGCACCATTCTGGATCATCCGCAACTCTCGAAACTGGTGCTCTACAACACCCGGGCACTCGACGGCGCGGCTGAAGTAACGATCCGGAATCACCTGCCCGCCTGGACGATCCCGCAGCTGCTGATCGAACTGCGGAAGGTGTTCAACCTGGCGTATGATTTTCAGGCGGTGCAGGGGCGGTTAACGACGTCGCTGACCGACGACATCTTTCGAGCGCCGGTGGTCAAGGACTGGTCGGGGAAGGCGGTAAAACAGTACAAACGACGGGCGGAAGTCAACCGCCGGCTGCAACTGAACTTCGAGCTGGATTCCTCCGATGCGCTGTTGAAAGATAAACCCGGGGAGTTGGCTGACTACCTGACGCCCGCGGGTGACGATCCGACCGGAATTGCCAAACTTTCCTGCAAACTAAGCACCTTGCTGTACGATACGGATACGGGCCTGGCATCGGCCCGACAACCTGGGGTCACCTCCGAATTCAATCAGTTGACGCAGGGCTGGATGCCCCGGCTGTTGTTCTGGAACGGACTGGAAGATGATCTGCCGCTGGCGTTACCGACGCTGGATGGGCTGAGCCTGTACTGGCTCGGGATGGGCGGACTGGCCGAAACTTTCTGGAAAAAATTGGAAGCGTTCCGGACCAGAATGTTTTACGTGGAGCGGGAACTACTGCTGAACGAAACGGACTTGGCCACGCTGAACTTCAAGGAGAAAATCCACATCAACGGGGTAAATTACCTGGTGGTGCAGGTGATGGTCAGTCTGCCAGTTAGGATGCCTGCGAAGTGTCTTCTGGTCCGGGTTTGATCATAAAAGTATTAAGATTCAATTAGACTATCACAGGTTCTTAAGAATTTTGATAGTCGGAAGGCCTCTGGAGTAATATCGTTATCGGCTCGCATTTCTTCACAAAGGGAAGTCGGCCAATTTAATTGTTCAAAAGCTTTCAACAGTGTATCTTCTTCTCCCTCTTGAATAAGCCTCAAAATGAAAGCTTCTGATTCTTGTTTAGAAACTGCATCAAATCCTGCATATGCAAGACAAGCGGCTGCACATAGATCTATTTTAGAGCTAGATTGTGCATGATAAGGGCTCATGGGTAAGTAGCTTTGTTTAATTGCTAGAGCCTTTGCATTCAAAATGATTTCCCTTGAAATTGAGTTATTAAATTCTGCCATCACTATAGTAGTTTATCGTTGATATCCCTTATTTTCTTTTCTTCCGCTGCATTATACTTAATAAATGCATTTAGTAATATTGTCAAGTATCGAAGTGGACTTACAGATGTAGGCACCCTATTTCTAGTAATTCCTTCCCAATATTGAGGTATCGAATTTAAATAATCTGTAACTACTTCCCTTTTTAAAAGGAAAGTGAGATGATAACCCAATAACTTCCCAATATCTTCAATTTCTAGAGTTCCTGACGAATAATGGTATCCTATTATATCGAAATACCCTAAAATTCCATCAAAACGTCTTTCTTCCTCTGTTCCTTGAAATGTAGCTGGATCAAAATATCGAATTCCCTCACTCCTACCTTTCTGCATTTCCTGTCTTCTTTCCGGCGAAGCTTTCAAAAATTCTTTGTATACATCATTTTCATATTTATATATTAAGTAATGAAAAGATTGTGATAATTCTTTGTCAGTGTACAATTTCGACACAAAATCCTTGATAAAGGTAGCTTTTTGCAAAGCAAGAGTGTTCCGAAATTGTATAATTACGATTAAGACTGGTGGTAAAGATGCAAACACAACCATTGGGATCTTTTTATCCAGCGTGAAAATTGGTAAACTATTATCACCATAGGGTACTAAACACAATGCAATTAAGAAGATTTCAACCGCAATGGTAGCAGATACTATTTGAAAAATAACTGATTTTCCTGTTGGGTTGGTCAACCTTTTTAATCTTGGGGCCATATATTAAAAAGTCATCAAAGAATAAAGTTCCTAATTGATTTTGAAAATCTCTACATGCCAATTTAGTACATAGTGAATTTAATCAAAATTAATTATGCATAATCCAATAATTAAAATTTAATTTTCAACCTCAGGTTTAAGGACGACACGATAATACCAAATAGCCATTCGATCCAGCCAATACCTTACTTTATTCTGCGGTAAATTGTCAGGTACATCTACTATTTCCAATAAAACCGGTAATGTTCTAATCTGAACAAATGGCCGGGTTGGAACGTATTCATCTAATTGCTTTAGAGTACGAAAGTGAACAATACGTGCTCGAATTGAGGGTTCTCCTCTATTTAAAATAAAAGCCGCTTCGGGCTTCGAAGCGGCTTCATCGTTTTCCAACGAAAATCTATTTTTCATGCTGGCTCCAGTGGTGGCCAGCGGACGAAATGCACTTTGGGGTTTAGTTCGTCCGGCGGCCGGATGACGTACAAAAGTTGCTCACCGGATTTTTCAGTGAGATAATGAGACATCCAAAGATGCTCCCGGATGTAGGCAGGCACGTTTCTGGTTTTCCATTTGGTGCCCCGACAATCCAGTTGAGCAAAGGCTGCTCTGGCGAAAGCGATTCCGCCTTCGAATTGATTTGATGTTGTCATCGGTATGTAAAGCCGTTTTTAGGCCGCTGGCGACTGCGGGAGAACGATTGCAAGATAGTAGAAAGGGGTACAAAAAAATGTCCTACAAGAATAAAAGGGTTCGGGTCAACTTTGAAGTTCACTCAACAACTCAACGTTATGACCACTGTAAAACCATTGCTTAAAACCCCCATCAGTTACTATGGTGGCAAACAAATGATGCTTCGCCACATCCTGCCCAAAATTCCTGAGCACCATACCTACTGCGAACCATTTTTCGGAGGTGGTGCCCTCTTTTGGGGCAAAGCACCCAGCTCGTTCGAAGTGGTGAATGATATCAATAACCGCCTGATCAGCTTTTACAAGGTGTTAAAATACGATATTGATGAATTGCAACGGCTTATCAACGAGACCTTCCACAGCCGCCAGCAGCACAGGGAAACGGCTCAGGAATACCAGTCGGGAGAAGCGGAAATCAGGGATGCGCTTCGCATGGCGTGGTCAATCTGGGTGCAAACCAACATGAGCTTCAGCTGCGTCATTGATGGCGGTTTCGGGTACGATCGGAAAGGCAGCACGGCACTGAAGATTTACAACAAGAAGAAAATGCTCACGGATGCGTACCAGGAGCGATTGAAACGCGTCACCATCGAATCGTACGACGTCCTGAAAGTAATGAAGGCCTACGATTCGCCGGAAACCTTTTTCTACCTGGATCCACCGTATGTTACCTCTGACCAGGGTGCCTACAAAGGATACACCCTCGACGACTTCCGGAACCTGCTGGAAGCTTGCCTGAAAATGCAGGGCAAATTCCTGCTCTCCAGTTATCCGGAACCGATCCTGATGGATTACCGGGACCGGTTTGGGTGGAAATCCGAAGACATTAAAAAGACGCTGGCCGTCGATGGGCGACGGGCGCAGAAGAAAGAAAAAACCGAGTGCCTGACCTGGAATTATTAATTCCGGATGAGTATTCATTCATGCCCTGGAGATTGGTCTTCAGGGCTTTTTTGTGTCCTATTAGGTCCTCGAAAGCTTGTTTTTCTTGCCATTGTCAAGCTATAACTGTGCGTCGACGATGGGAATGGATTTAAACGAAACCGCCAGTATTACCCTCAAAATTGAGGGCGATGCTGCGCGTAACCAACTGGCGTTGCTGGAAGGAGAAGCCCGCAAACTGGAACGGGCCCTGAAGGAAGCACCCAAGGGGAGTCAGGAATGGGCCGAGTTGTATAAGGAGCTCGGAAAAAACCAGGATGCTCAGAAGGGCCTACGGGAAAGTGTCGGGTTAACGGGGCTGACCATGAAGCAGCTTGAGAACGAGTCCCGATCGCTGACCAAAGAACTTAAAAACCTCACGCCTGGTACGGAGGAATTTGTGGCCAAGTCGGCCCGCCTTTCCGAAGTCAATACCCGCCTGGGGGAAGTGCGGATTCAGGCAAGAGGGGTGGGCCAGGCTCTGGGAGAAACCAGTACTGCTGTTGCGGACTGGGATGATAAAAACAAGCGGGCCACCCTTTCCGTCAAGCAACTGAGGGAGGTTGCTGATCAGTTGGGGAAAGAAATCGAAAGCCTGGTGCCTGGTACGAAGGCCCACGCCGATGCGGTGGCCAAACAGAACGAGGTTCAGAAACAACTCGGTACGACGCTGGCGGAACAGCCTTCGCGCTGGAAGCAGGTGCAGAATGCGGTCGTGGGTTTTATAGGGGCTTTTTCATTTGTGCAACTGGCGCAGGAAGTGTATCAATTCTTCCGGGAAGGGGTTGACGGAGCACTGAAATTGTCTGACATGATGGGTGGAGTCGCCAAAGCCACGGGACTGTCGACCGAACAAGTCACTGCGCTGTCGGATGCCCTGAGTCAAATCGACACCCGTACCACGAAGGAGGATTTGATGAGCATTGCCCAGATCGGTGGTCAGTTGGGGGTTGCTAATGATGAACTGCTGGGTTTCGTCAAATCAGTCGACAAGGCCGTTGTGGCACTGGGAGACGAGTTTACGGGAGGAGCCGAAGAAGCCGCCAAGGAAATTGGAGCCCTGCAGAAGCTCTTCAAGGAAACCCGCGACATGAAAGCTGGCGATGCCATTAACGATATCGGATCGGCGCTCAATGAGTTAGGGGCCGCTGGCTCCGCCACCGCCCCCGTCGTCGCCGACTTTGCCCAGCGCATGGGTCAACTGGGTGATCTTTCTCCCCAGATTACCCAGACGATGGGCCTGGGAGCCGCCTTCCAGGAACTGGGCATGACGGCCGAAATTGCAGCCGGCGGACTGTCCAGCATCCTGATGGGTGCTTCAAGGGATACGGCTACTTTTGCCAAGCAACTGGGCATTACCGAAACCCAGATGAAACAACTCATCAATACCAATCCCAATGAGTTTCTGCTGAAGTTGGCAGACAGTCTGCGCGGCCTACCCACTGATCAGGTCAATAAGCGCCTAGCTGAGTTAGGGATCAAATCCGACGAAGCTACCAAAGTAATGTCACTGTTGAAGGACCAGACCGACATGGTGCGTCAGAAGCAGGAACTGGCGGCTAATGCCATGAAGGGTGTTTATAATGTCGCTCTGGAGACGGTTACGAAATCCACGGACAAGTTTGCCAAGCAGCTCGGCATGTCGGAGGCTGAGCTCACGAAACTCATCAAGTCGAATCCGAACGAGTTTTTTATCAAACTGGCCACCAGTTTCAAGGGATTAAGTGAAAGTCAGATCGCGGCTAAAATGAAGGAGTTGGGTTTCAATTCCGGAGAAGCGGCCAAACTTGTGTCCGATCTTTCGAAGGCCACCAGCCGGCAGGCCCAGGAGCAACTGCTGGCCAACCCGGCCTTGAAGCAGGCGACGAGCCTCCAGGACGAATTTAATAAAATGAACCAGACGGCTGCGGCCGAAATGGATAAGGCTAAAAAGGCGATGAAAGAGCTGGCCGTCGACGCCGGGGGCGCTCTCCTTCCCTTTTTACAGAAAGGCATTCAGGGTTTTGTGGCTTTTGTGAACATCATCCGGGCGGTACCGGAATTTCTAAGCGAGAACAAAACCGAACTGGCACTGCTGGGCGGGGCCTTACTGGCCTTCAACGGGCATCTGATTGCCAGTACGGCCAGCAGTCTGGCCCATGCCGCAGCCGAAAAAGCCCGGCTGATCTGGACGCAATCGGCCACAACCGCGCAGCAATTGCTGAATCTGGCCATGGAAGCCAACCCGGTTGGCGTGGTGATTGCGGCCGTGATGCTGCTGGTGTCAGGTTTTGTCGCGCTGTACAACAACTCGCTGACGGTGCGCGCGGGCATCAACGGTTTGTTCGAAGCGATGAAGGTCGCGGCCGGCGAACTGGTCAACTTCTGGAACGCCATCACGAGTCTGAATTTTGCCGAAGCGGCCACCATCATGTGGGAGGGCGGTAAGAAAATAGCCGCCGGTTTTAATAAGGGCTACGAAGAACAGATCAAAGCCGAACAACCCAAACACCTGGCCAATCATAAAACGCTGATCGAGCAAAAGAAAACGGCCAGTGTGCAGGGTGCGAAGGAGACCGGCCAATTGGAAACGCTGGAGGACCAGAACACCCACGATCAGAAAGCCAAACAGGCCAAAGCGGCCCGGGAAAAAGAAAACGCAGAAATCCAGAAAGATACCCAGGCCATTATTGCCAAAAAGCGGGAAGCACAGATTGCGGCCATTGCCGACGAAACCCAGCGGGAAATTGCCAAACTGCAGTGGAAGTACGAACAGGAGGTCGCGGCCATTCAGAGTTCCAAAGCCCGCGAGGCCGATAAAACCGCAGCCATCAAGGCGCTGGATGCGCAGCTGAAAGTCGACATCGAAGCTGAGAATAAAAAGCACCTGGAGAAGATCACGGCGGATCAGCAGAAAGCCCTGGCGATGGAGCGGGAACTGAAACTGGCCCTGGAAACGGACGAGAAGGCCCGCCGGCTGGCCGATGCCCAGTTCAAGTATGAAACCGAAAAGGCTCGCATTGAAAAAGAAATTACGGATGAAGTACAGGAGGCTCAGCTGCTGACGCTCCTGAAGGCGAAATATACCCAGGATGTTGCCGCCATCAACACGGAATTCCGCAACCGGGAACGGGAGTCGAACAATTTTATCCGGACGCAGGAGCAAGCCGCCGAAATGGCGCAGTTCGATTGGAAGGAACTGAATGCGGGCAATAATGCCCAGAAGCTGATCCAGATCAAACGGGATCGGCTTCAGGTGGAGCTCAATCATTTGAAAGCTAATCTGGCGGCCGAACGCGATGCTGAACTGGCCCGCATCCAGGAAAGCAACCTGAGCCAGGAGCAGAAAGCCGCGCAGCAAACCGCCATCAACGCCAAATATACCGCCGACGTAGCCCTGGCCGGCAAGCAACTGGAGAGCGAGATGGCCCGGCTCGATGAAGAGCACGTGGCTCGCAAACGCGAACGCTGGCAGAACTATTCCAACGCCTTCAAGTCGATTCTGGATGGGGATGTGGCGGGTTTCACGGCGGCTGCAACCCAGATGTTTCAGGTCGACGAAGAACATCGCAACAAGAAACTGCAGCGGACCTCGGAAGTGGCTGACCAGGTGGGCGATATCGCCAAACAGGGCGTGGCTTTTCTGAATAAACTGACCCAGGAGCGGCTCGATAAAGAAATTGCGGCTTCGAAAAAAGAGACCGAAACCAAACTGGCGGATAGCAAAACCCGAATGGAAGCGGCCATCAAAGCCGCCGAAGAGCAGGCCGAAGCCGAGAAACTCGCAGCGGGCGATTCGGCGGAAGAAATTGAGCGGATTGAGACCAAACTGGCTGAAAGCAAGACCAGTATCCGGGAGGATTTTGAATCGGAAGCCGACTCGATCCGCAAGGACGGAGCCGACAAGGAAAAAGCCCTGGCGAAGCAGAAGTGGGAAGCCGACAAGAAAGCCCAGGTGGCCACCGCCCTGATCAGTGGTGCCCAGGCTGCCCTGAAGGCCCTGGCGTCGGGTATCTTCCCGGTAAACCTGGTGTTTGCCGGAATCATTGCCGGTTTAACGGCCCTGCAGATCGCCAAGATCAAAAACCAGCCCGCACCCTCGTTTGCCCGCGGTGTTCATGGGTACGTGGAAGACGGCCAGGTCAAACCGATGTACGGTGAGGGAGGTATCGACCGTGCGACGGACCGCTGGGGCTGGCAGCAACAATTCCGGAAGGGGGGCAAGAGCTACGTGAAAAACGCCGGCGTTCTGCAGGGTGGTCGGCACGGCGGTCGCTACGGTGAGCGGGGCATTTCGATGATCGACCGGGAGTCGGGCCGGGAAGTGGGCGAAGCCGAAGGGGGCGAACCGTTTATGATTCTGAGCCGCAACACCTATTCCAACAATAAACCGGTGATCGACCGGCTGCTGTATTCGTCGATGTACCGAAACGGGCAGAAAATTGCCTACCGGGATGGGGGTGTCGGCGGGGGGAACTGGGGCCTGGGCAGCATTGGGGAAACGCCCTATTTTGAACGACGAATGATGTTGTTCGGCACAAAAAAAGCCAAGCGGGAAGCCGAAGCCGCGGCCCGGGATGCCGAAGTGGCCGCTCAGCAGGCCGAAGCCAATGCGGCCATGTCCAGTATGTATGATGGCCCGACCAGTGGCGACGAAGGGGACGCAAATGGCACAGCCGATGCCGGATCGTATTCGGGAGACGCGTCGGCAGCTGCGGCCGCAGCTGCCAAGAAGGCGGATAAGCAGCTTGAACTCCTGGAAGATATTGGTGACGCCATAACCAGCATGTCGGAAGACTTGCAACTGGCCATGAAGACAATGGCCACCAGCATTGACCAGTCGCTGGATTCGATGTCGAGATCAAATACGTTAGCCCTGGGGGCTCTGTCGGTTTCGATGCGAACATCCATCAACAGCATGGCCGGCGATGTGCGCGAACTGAAGGGAAGCATCAACGCCGTGGAAGGGGCAACCCGGGAAGTGAAGGGGGCCGTCGACGGGGTGCAGGGTGCGGTTTGGGGAACTAACCAGGCCGGCCGACTCGATGCACTGATCAGTGCGATTTCGTCTCTTGGTTAATGGGACGATAACTGGTAGGATCGGAAATGAATAGGTGTTCCCTGATGTCTGGAAATTTGTTTAACTTAGCAAGCAACCCACCCACGAATAAACTATGCAAATCCCTGTACTGGTACCCGTTAAATCTCACATTCAAAAGTTTATTATCAACCGCTACGGCGACGGAAAAAACCACTCAATCGCGGTTCGCAAGATGACGTTTCTGGGCGATATCCTGGCACTGGCACTGGTCAAAAATACGTTCATGACCACGCGGTTTGAAGTGCCCACCGGGCCATGCCTGGTCTTTCACATTCCCTCCGAAACCAAGTTCATGGAGGTGCCCGAAAAAAAACTCCGGATGCTGCAGGTGGCCCTCGATCGTCACTTCCGGGATTGCCTGATCTCGTTTGTGATGGGCTATCATTTTGCGACCGGGGATCAGATGCAGGCGGTGAAAAAATTCCTGGATGTACACGACATCGACGAAGAAACCCTGTCGGCCGACACCGCCTGGAAGGTTTGGCGCGATTTTGAGGTGAAAATGGAGCGAAAAAGGAAAAAAAGTTTTCGGCAAGTTGTCGGTGCCAGCGGCAAACCGGTCGGTGAAATCGACAACCTGTCGGTAGTTTTCGCCATGTCGTAGGTAAAATCCTTACCAAAAAAGCCGCTTTCTCCTACAGAAAGCGGCTTTTTTGATTTTTGCCGACTAAAAATAAGCCGCAAAAACGGTCCTGTTTTTTCGGGGAGAATCCCGCGACCTTTGGGCATGAGCATCCTTGAGCAACAGTTGGGCGGCTGGCAGCAACAACCCAGCGTGGGCCACGTGGCCCGGTTAAAACTCGTGTCCATCGACGACGTGCTGAGCGTGACCACGCCCGATGAGCTTCCGGTGGCGGGTCGACCGCTGACGGTGGCGTCGCTGGGACTCAGCGTGGTCGACGGCGCGGTGATGACGGAACTGGTTTTTCCGCCCCGTACCTGCACGTTCACGGAAAGTACGAGTCGGCAAGCGGGCCAGGTGCTCTACACGATCGCCCTTAGTACGTCGCTGGTGGCTCCGGACGAAACGCTGCTTACCTGGCTGAATGAGCACCTGGAGCGACGCTTTCTGGCCATTTGGCTGGGGCACAATGGAAAGGTGTATCAGGCGGGTGAAATCGGCAACGGACTGTGGATGATCACGGGACGCGGCCTGACCGAGCAGGACTCGCTCTCCCTGACGCTGCAGGGGCTGGCCACGCACCCGGTCTGGTATCGTGACAGTTACACCGAAACGCTGCCACCGGATGCCGAATTCGATTTATCCTTCGATCTCAGTTTTTCATAATCTCTCAAAAAAGCTATGGCGGTTGATCCCAATTACATTAAGAATCTGATTGACGAAAACATCAAAGATGCCCCGCCGGCGGCTCCCCGCTCGAACACGGCGCAGTCGATTCGGGGCATTTTAAAGCAACTGGTCGACTGGGTGACCGGCAACGACTACACCCCCGACCACGACTGGAACGGTACGCAGCTGCGGTTTAAAAAGGCCAACGGCGTCAATGGGGTGTACACCGATTTGAAAGGAGCCAAAGGCGATAAAGGCGATCAGGGAAATCCGGGAACACTCACGGCTAGTGTACTGCCTGCGCGAACAACACCCATCAGTCGGGTCAGTGACAAAATGGTGATACAGCGTTCGGATGGCGTGCTGGAGAAGGTCACGCTGTTTCAACTGGCGGGTGGCTATCCGCTCGTGACGGGCAACCTCATTGCGAACGGCAACACCGAGTTCGGCGATCTGAGTAATATGCTCCCCGGTGATTCCAGCAAACTCAGCTTCGATGGCACTCAAAGCCCACCCGCAGGCGGCAAAGGCGCTTTCAAATACACCGGAGCGAACGGATTTCTGCGGACGATCGATCTGATTCCGGTCAATCTGCTCAGACGTCACCGCCTTTCAATGGTGGCCCGACATGGCGACACCAGCGGGGCGAATTATGATACCAATGCGCGTGGATATTTTGGTATCATCTGCTACGATGCGGACGGACTGGAAATTACGCCCCCGCATTTCGCGAAGGTAACCGGGGCGGCACTGACCACCCTGGCCGCTCCCTTGAATCCGGGCGCGACAACGATGACGCTGGTCAGTTCAAGTGGTTGGTACAATGGTTCATCAGCATCCAATCGGGGCTTTGCCTGGTATCCGTACACCAACGGGCAGGGGCAAGTCTTTGCGGACTACGGCTATTCCCGGAATGTATCTTCCAATTATAATGTGTATTGGCAATCCAACGGCGGAGCCTGGGCACAGGGCGGTATTACCGGCAATGTTGTCACGCTGACATCACCCTGGCCGGGACCAGCGTTGCCGGCGGGGACAAAGATGGCCAATGTGATGGAAGGGGGTACTTATATGTATTCGGGCGTTTTGAACAACGGGCTGGTGCCCAACGCCTGGACGCTCTATGAATGCTTTATCCAGGGTGCGAATCCCGGCAACAGTGAAGATGTCAATAACCTAATGTTTAGGCCAGGCACGGCCTTTATCCGGCCCATCCTCCTGATCAACTACAACAACCCGGCTACGACGACGACCTTCTACCTGACGATGCTCGATTTTCGGGAAGCGGGCTTTGACCAGGCCACCCTGTTGGCGGGTGCCAACACCTTCAGCGGGGCGAATGCCTTCAATGGCGACGTGACGCTGAAACGGCTGATTCTGGTGGGTAATTCGCCCAGCATCGCGGCCAACGCGGTGAATTCGACGGGGGCCGGGGTCGGCGCAACGGCCAGCATTACGGCGGGATCGACCGACCAGGCCGGAAACCTGACGCTAACGACGGGAGCCACCCCCGGCACCAACGTGCTGCTGGCCACGATCACCTTCGCCACGGCCCTGGCGGCTGCGCCCAAAGCCGTGATGTTGACGGCCCGCAACAACCAGGCGGGCATGAGTATCGCGCGTTTTTTTGTGGGCAACAAAACAGCGACCGGCTTTACGATCCAGGCCACGGATGTAGGCCCGGTGGCCAATACGACCTTTTCTTTTGATTATATCGTGCTTGCTTAACACTATGGAAAAAAATCTCATGAGACAGCTGGGGCTGGTGGTATCGAACACCGGAGCCATCACCGGCATAGAAGTACCCATTTCGGGCAGTAGCCTGCTGGCTGAAGGCCTGCAGCGCCGGGTGCGGCTGAAACGACTGACTTTCGATGCCGATCTGGAAATCACCGCCCTGTTCGAGATGCGGGTGGTGGATGCCCAGGGGCATGATGTGTTTGACCGGTACAGCCAGGATGCCACCCTGCAGCCGTTTGTGGCGCGTGAACGCCTGGCCCGGGTGCAGCCAATCGAGATTCCGCGCACAACCCGGGATTCGTTCCGGGATCCGCTGACGGGGCAACTGGTCAATTCGGAAGTGCCAAATAGCACTTCTGAGCTGCAATTCTTCCAGAATCTGGCGTTGGGCCACCTTCAGGCACAGGGTTTGCCATTGGAGGGTACGGAGCCATACCTGGTGGTGGTCTATCTGATGCTGGCCAACATTATCCGGGAAAAAGACGCTCTGGGGGAATTCTGATGGAAGATGAAATTATTGTGCGCTACCGGGAGGAAGATCCCGACAAATCGGACCGTTGGGTGCTGGTCAAACCCCTGATGTTTCAGACGCTGATCGGGGAAGTGATTATTCCGGCGGGGTACGTGACAGATTTTGCCAGTGTGCCCGCGGCTCTCTGGAGTGTTTTTCCGCCCATCGGCCGCTACAACCGGGCGAGCCTGCTCCACGACTATTGGTATGACAACCGGCTGGGGGAAGAAAGGCTGGGGGCCGAGCTGGCCCGCAAATTGGCGGATCTGGAGTACTGGTCGCGCATCAACCAGATCGAACCCCACCGCAAGCTGCGCAACCGGCTGATGTATTGGGCCTGCCGTTGGTTTGGCAGAACCTGGTGGGTGAATTAGTGTCCTTTTTGGCCTGAAAACGTCCTGTCATTTTCGTACTCGCTAACGTACGACGATGACAGGACTTTCTTTTTTCTCCGGACTCTGGTATCTCAATGAGCCTTTCGCCCACCAGTGGAAAGGGATCATTCAGCACCGGCTGGCCCAGGGTCGTGATCCAATTCCTCCCACCTTCAAAGCCGCAGCGGGCCAGGCCAATGAGCAGCAGGAGCGTTGGAATCAGCGGTATAGAAACCAGGCAGAAGTCATCGACGAGCTGTACGACGAAGACGGTTTTTACGATCCCCTGCGCGGGCGGTTGTATGAATACCGTAAAGCCGGAGGTGGGTCGGTGGCCGTGGTTCCGATCGAAGGTTCGATGGCCCGCGTCGGCTTTTGCGGCTCTGGCGGCAACGAAGAAACAGCCAAAATTCTGCAATTGGCGGCAGCCCATCCCAAGATCAAGGCCGTGGTGTTAAAAATGAACACGCCCGGCGGAACCGTCGATTCGACCCGGATGCTGGCCGACGCGGTCGCCACCTTTTCTAAACCCATTCTGGTGTGGACTCCCTTCTGTGCATCCGCGGGCTATTACGTTGCCTCGCAAGCCAACGAAATCTGGCTCGAAGACCAGACCGTCAGTCAGGTCGGCTCCATCGGGGTGCTGATGGTTTACGTCGACGAATCCGAAGCCCTGGCCAGAGAAGGTACCAAAATCACCATATACCGGGCGGACGGTAGTGAGAAAAAGGCACAGATCAATGGCATCGAACCCATCACGCCGGATCAGGAAGCCGAAATCCGGCAGTCACTGAATGACTGTCGGACGGAGTTTCTGGGCTACGTGCGCCGGGGCCGGGCGGGCAAACTGACGTCCGATGAAGCCTTTACGGGGGAAATGTTCGGACGCGAAAAAGCACAGGCTCATGGCCTGGTCGACCGGATCGGGAGCCTGCAGGCGTGTATTCACCAGGCACTACAATTAGCTGCATAACTATGAAAAAGCCAACATTTTCCGTGGGAAAGCTTCTGTCGAAGCTGTTCCCCCAGTCGCACAAAGCGATTTCTGAAAAATTAAGTACCGAGGAATACAATGCCTTTGCGGCTGAAGCCGGGGTGCTGGAAGGTGATCCAGAAGGCGAGGTGATAGCCGCCACCGTTGAGACCGTCAACGCCGACGTAACGGATCCGGAGGCCACCAGCACACCGGCTGAAGCCGCCCCTGGCGCGGAAGCCCCCGCTGAACCGGCGGTTCCGGAAGCCAGCGAGATGACGTCGACGCACTACCAGGCCCGGATCCAGGCGCTGGAGAACCAGGTGACCCAGTTGACGGCCGACAGAACAACCGCCCAGAACCAGGTGACCGATCTGCAGGCTCAGTTGCAGCAAAAGGAAGGGTACATCACCAAACTCAAGGCATCGGTCAACCCGCTGGCCGAAGCGGATGCCAGCAACGGAGCCGGTGACGGTGACGGACTGACCGATACGGATCGGCAGGCCCGGGCCAATGCGGCCAGGTTCAAACAAACCCAATCCTAACGGCAGGCCCGGGCCTTCAATCGGGATTTTCTTTTTTTTAATTCATTCAAAAAACCATGTCCGCAATCAAATTAAATCAGCTGGATGCGTCGCTGAAGAAGCGCCGGGAGCGCAACCGCGAACTGCTGATCAAAGCTATTGTCTCCGGCTGGGGAGCCCTGAAGATGTTCCGGAAACTGCGCGTCAACGACGAGATTCCGTTGTTGTCGCTCTACACCAAACCCCTGATGCAACCGGGTATTAAAGGCACCTTCAACCCGAAGGACGACGCGATCAACTTTGAAGCCCGCATTGCCAAAGTGCGGCCGTTCAAGGTGGATTTGCTCATCGACGAACCCAAACGCGCTGAAATGGAGGCATCCTACCTGGGCGAAGTGGATGGCACGGATGGCCGCGACCCGGAAAAATTCCCGTTCTCGGATTTCATCTTCGATTCGCTGAGCAACCAGCTGGGTTTCGATCTGAGCGTTACAGCCGTCTGGAAAGGCATACTCAACTCGGCCGGAACGGCTCCCCAGGACTGTTTCAACGGCATTCCGAAGCTGGTCGACGACGCGATCGTTTCCGGGGAAGTTCCGGAAGAAAACGTGCTGGAGCACTCAACCTCCGGGTTCTTTTTGTCGGAAGACAACATCCTGGACGAAGTGAAAAAGCTCTACAAACGGGCCAAGAAAAATCTACCCGCCTATACGGGCACTAAAGGGCTGGTGTGCCTTATGAGCCCCATGGCCAAACTGGCCTACAGCTTCGCGGTTGAAGAAGCCAACGGCACCAAACGGACCTATAACGCTTTCAAACAGGAGGTGCTGTATTTCGCACCGGAAGTGCCGATTGAGGAAATCGACGGGCTGGCGGGGACGGATTTTATGGCGATTACCCTGCTGGACAACCTGGTGTACTGCTCACCGCAGGACAACGAGAAAATCGATCTGCAGACCGACTACAATGTGCGCGACCGTTCAATTGCGATTGTGGCGGATGGCAAAGCCTCGGTCAACTTTGTGCGCGGGGATCTTTTTGTGGTCAATGACCTGCGCGCGCGGCCGGCCGGAGCCGACGACGACGAATAAGCAGCTGATGCTCATTCATTTTCTTTTATTCAACTCAATCAATTCATTCATTCCATGAAATTTTCCAAGAGCCTATTCGGGCTTGCACTGGCGATGATCGCCGGGATTGCCTTTGCCGAAGTGCAGCCGCACATTCACCAGGTGCTGGGTCTGGTGGACCATTCTACGCTCGTGATGGGTGCCATTACCTCGCTGGCGGGGCTGAAGAACCTGGCCGACCAGTTACCCAACCCGCCGGGCGGTCGCCGGGTGTTTGCCGTTCTGGCCGCGGATCTGGACGATGCGGTGATCGACTGGCCCCGGATTGCCGATATCACGGCTTCGGAGTGCACCGTGGCGATTCCGGTGAAAGCCGGTAAAACGCTGGCGGTGATTACGCCGGCCGAGAACTCGCTGGATGCCACCTTCGAAAACCAGGGCGACCGCAACTACATGGCCTACAAACACGCCATCATGTTCGACATTGCGGGCCTGAGCCAGACCCAGTTGACGGAAGCCGCCAAGTTCATGAACGCCGGCTGTATTTTCCTGGTGGAAGAGCACGACGAAACGGTCAAGATTTACGGCACCAAACTCAACCCGATTACGCTGAAGCAGAAAGGGCAACTGGGTAAAAAAGGGGGTGATAAGAAAGGCATGAGCTTCTCGGGTGATAACGACTCGTTCATGTTCGCTCCGCCGATTTATAAAACAACGCTGGCCTTACCGCTGCCGGTTTAATTTTCAGCCCCATGGTGCAGGTAAAACTGGCGAAAGCCATCGAAAAGCCCGGGGTGCTTTTCCGGATCGGCGAACGATCGGTCACGATCACCCAGCAGCCATCGCCGGTCGATGATGCCGATTACGAGACCATCCGGACGCAGTTTCCGGGCTGGATCCAGCGCGTGAGCGCCAAAGCCCCGTCGGAAGCTCAGGAGGGCTGAGCACCCTGGCACAATCCGTCGACAGCCCTTCCCAGCGAAGGGCTGTTTTGTTTCACCTCTTTTAAATCATCCGTTTTATGTCGCTTTTGAAGTCAAAAATCAAACTGCAGCAGGCGCAGGAAAGCCTGAGTCGGGCGTTAATTACCCCTGAGCAATTCGAGCAAATCAAGGCCGAGTGTGAGCAGCCTACCCAGGCCGCATCGGAATCGGTGGAACCGGCTGCAGTGCAACCCGTCAGCAGCCGTCCGCGCCGAAACAAGCCGGCGGCAACGAAACCGGATCTGCCAGCTGCGGAACCGGGAGGATCGGATTATGCGGATCCGAAAAATCCGGGAAACGACTAGCACCCGCCGGGCTTCCGTTAACGCCGGTTCAGTTTGACCAGGCGTTTTCTGAAGTCTGTGAGCGGGTGCACCGTTACAACCGCGAAGCCGCCAGCCGGGCCGATCGGCTGAGCCAGTTGCCGGCCACAGGCGTCCACAAGGTACTGGTCGACGAGATTATCTATTGGGATGATCTCTACCGCAAGGAACTGAAAGTGCGCCAGTATCTGCAGGAAAACCGGAGCCTGCCCGTGGAAGAACCCGTGCAGCGGTACCGGCAACACTACGAAATTCCGAAAACAGGTCTGGAATTGGGGCTGGCGGCCCGCAACCTGGCCAAGAACGTTTCGGTTTGGAAAAGCCGCCTGGCGAATCCGAAACATCCCGATGCGGCCGCGAAATACGCCATGTACCTGAAACTTTATGAGGAAGCGCAGGCCGATATCCGGGCTGAGCGCACCAAACGCGAAATCGATCAAGCATGTTAATTACGACTACTGCCCAGATGAAAGAATTTGCCGGGGGCATTCAGGCGAACCTGACGTTCGATGTGATCCGGCCGTTTGTGGAAAATGCCGAGTCGATCGTCGTCGGCGCTTTGCTGGGTACCGATTTTCTGGCCGCTCTGGCCGGGGATGATCTGGATCCGCCCATGGCTCAGGTCCTGCGTCATGCGCAGCGGGCCATTGCGCTTACCGCCCTGCACGAATCGATGGTTTCGGCCATGTACCAGTACGGCAATTCGGGGTTGAGCCGGTTTGTTCCGAAAGATGCCGAGAAGCTCACGATGTGGGAAGTCGACGTGATTCTTTCCGATGCGGCCAGCCGGGCCGACCAGGCCCTGGAGCAACTGATGGGCTACCTGGAAACGCACCAGGCCGAACTGCCCGCCTGGCGAAACGCGAGTGCCTACCAGGCCATTAACCGGAATCTGATCCCGTCGGCCGGTTTGCTGGCCGAGGCTCTTCCGGAAGCCTCGATGTCGTACCGGTTGTTTGCGGTTTTGAAAGGATATATGCCCGGCATCGAGCGAAAACACGTGGCCGGCGTCACGGGCCCGGCGCTGCTCGAGCAGTTGAAACAAAAGCTGGCCACCGCAGCCACCCTGTCCGATCCGGAAACGGAACTGTGGCGGCTCAGCCGGGATTTGCTCGCACCGCTGACGCTGTGGAAAGCCCTGCCCTTTATTCAGGTCCGGTTTTTTCCGGATGGCGTCCGGATCCTGCAAAGCTTCAAAGGGCTGAAAGATGAAAAGGCCGTGGACCAGCAGCAGATTACCCAATTGCGTAGTGAGCTGCTCGCCCGCGCGGAAGATGCCAAAGGAGCCCTGCAGCGGTTTTTGAACCAGACGGCTTCGGCCACGGTTTTTCCGCTCTATTTCAATTCGGGCCTATACGTAGCCCCCGGCACATCTACCTGGAAATTGCCCGACAACGAAGGCAAAAAGCATTTCCGTTTATGAAGAAAATCGAACTGATTCAGGAGGGCGTGCGGGTCGAGTGTGCGCTGGCCACGTGTTATGCCGATCTATCCCGCAACGGCACGCTGGAGGTGCTGAAACTGGCCTACTGCTCGCCGAGAACGTCCGAAACCGAACTGCGAATCTGGTCGCTGGTTTTTGTGGCACCGCCCGAAATCAAGAAAATGCTGCTGCTGCCCCTGCACCGCAACGAATTGCTGCGGCTGCTGGAGCAGATCGACTGGGCATGGAAAAGTGGCGTCGGGAAAAAACCACTGGACGCCTTTCAGTTGAAAGGCACTACGTACTGCCTGCCGGATGAAGAGTTGCGGCTGGTGACGACCGGCGAGTTTATCACCGCTGTTACCTACCTGCTGGCCTTTTCGAGCCCGACCGGCGACAATGGTCAGAAGGCTGATTATCTGGCGCATTTTCTGGCCACCATCTGCCGTCCGAAACAGAGCCTGGCCAGACGCCTGAAACGGGACAAAACAACCTGGAACGGCGATGAGCGGGAAGCCTTCAACAGCTACCTCATTGATGGCCGGGCCGGCCGTTTTCGGTCTGTGGAGCTTGGTCTTCAAGTAGCTATCATGCAATGGTTTTTGGCGGCTGTTGGGCGGGCCGAGCGGCTGTATAACATGCCGGCAGCCGAAAAAAGTGACACGCCGATTGCCTTGGGAAGTTTCGTGCAGGATTGGGAAAAAACCGTGCACGGGCTGGCCCGCGAAGGCAATTTCGGCCCGTATGACGCCGTCATGGAACGCAGCATTCACGAGGTGCTGGCGTATTTAGAACTCCGAAAAATTGAATTTGATGAACACGAATCGAAAAACCGCGACTAAACCGGATCCGACGATCCACGCCCTGAATGTGATTGTGAACGAGCCGCCGGCGACCGATACCAGCCTCGACGAGCTGGCCCAACTGGAGCAGCAAACCCGGGAACTGGAAGAAAAAGGGCAGGCCCTGTATACGCAGCGTCAACTCCTTTTGCAAAAACAGCGCGAGGCCCAGCAGGCTCACCAGGCCCGGCTCCGGGAAGAACGGCAGGAACTGCGGGAAGCCGCGATTCATTACCGCAGCCTGGCGGCCGAAGCCACCGAAAAAGAGCAGGCCGACAAGTTTCTGGCCTGGGCAGAAGAAAACGAGGAAAAAGCCCGCGCGATTGTGGTCGACGGCGAAGAAGCCACCGAAGCGCCGGCGGTGAAAAAATTGCCCATCTGGCGCCGGCTTTCCACCCACCGGCTGGTGGGGGCCGGGCAACTGCTGGGGCTGGCCCTAATGGTGAGCTGGTCGCTGGGCATGTTCAACGAGTTTGGTATGAAAATCCAGGAGGCTAACAAGGCGTTGCCCATCGAACAGCAGGCCCAGCCCTACAATTTAACGTCGCTGCAGAAGTATTTCTACGAACTGTTCATCTCGTTTCTGGATGTGCCCTTCTCGTTTTTGAAACTGCTGCTGATTGCGCCTTTTGTGCTGTATTACCTGGTGCCGTTTATCCAGTCGGGCAAGCGGGATTTTGTCACTGAATTTTTCGAAGAATTAACGCCCTATCAGCGATGCGTGCTCACGGTTATCTTCTTAGCGCTCTGTTTCTTTTCGCAGTCCCTTGCTCACGTAGTCAAACCGTAACGCCGGCCGCGCCGACTGTGGTGGTGACAACCGAAAGCATGATCCGGGCCCAGATTCTGGAAGTGGCCCAGCAGCAGATTGGGGTGGTGGAAAGGCGGAACCGCAACGATCACCCCAAAATTGCGGAGTGGAACCGGGCCCTGGGCCTGCCTGCCAATTCGCCCTACTGTGCGTCGGGGATCTATTACTGCTATGCGGCCAACGGGATTCGCCTGCCGATCCGTGCGCCGGGCCTGGTACGCAGTTGGTTTGCGGATGGTTCGAAGATCGTCTATCGTCGGAGCCAGCGGGGCAATACCCGGACCGGTCGCCGGCCCCGGCTGGCAGATCCGGTCTCGATCTTCGAGAGTCACGTTGAACTGCTGGCGCAGGAACGCTGGGATGAAGACGACGATGAAATTACGGTGATTGGCTTTAATACGACGGCGGGATCGGGAACCCGGGGCGGGGTGTACCGGGTGCGCCGGAAACTGGGCCAGGTGAAACTGATCGCCAATCACCTGACGCCCTATCTGGAGAAGAACCAACCCAAAGGATTATGACCGGGTTGGGCTGGCTGTATGATCTGTGGGTCGTGCTGACCGACCCGATTCTGGTGTTTCTGGAGGTGGCCATCGCCTTGTTGAGTATCCTCTTTTATTTTTTACATAAACTGAAAACGACGCATGAAAACGAGTCTTCAAAACGAATTAACTCTGGCGGATCGGCTCATGGGCCCAACCTCAGGATTTTTTAAACCACTGGTGAAAGGTGGGGTTATTCTGGCGGCCATTGCGGCCGGGTTGTTAGCCGCCCAAAGTGTGTTGGCCGAGCACGGAGTTTTGATCCCGGCGCTGATGGCTAAAGTGATTGAGATTCTGGGGTATGTGGCGGGATCTATTGCGGGTGTTTCGAAGCTGACAGTGGATATTGAAGCCGTGAAGAAAGAGAAGCAGCTGGATGGGATTTAAGAAATAAAATTATTGCCTAAATGAGCCCTCCAAGTTGGAGGGCTTTTTGCATTTTTATAAATTTTAACTTAAATATTATTTATCAACTGATGTAATAATTGATTCAAAAATTTGGAATACTCCCAATTAGAAATGTTTAAAGTCCACTTATTGAATAAAACAATGAAAAAGTAAAAAAAATTATGTATTGATTACAACCATTTGCCAGACACAAGTGTCTATACGCTTGAAGTCAGTAGTGCATTTAAACATATTACTAAACGCTATTTTATGGAACCTCTTAAAGCATCAAGTGCAATCATGGCATTGATTGTGGCGAGCGTATTTGGGTGCAGTGAAAATGGTGCTGCCCCTAAGGTTGAATTAAAGTGCGATTGGCCTTCTGATTACAAGGTAGACACAACAATAGTAGATCAATTAGGAAAGATTCGGGCTATTCCTTTTAGGCCAAACGAGATTAAATACGTTGTTGATGTCTACGGTTTATCAAAACGGATCACTACCGGTAGTTTATTACCCTGTAATCTCCCCAAATCAGCTGAAATTGATGGAAAGCAGGTGAAGATAAGCGGACATTTATTGACCTTCCGAAATATAAATCAAGTGGACTTATTTGGTAATCCCTTTGAATTAACCTCAATAGAAGTAATAGATAAATGATTTACATTACCTTAAACTCCTATCCTTATGAAGAAGCTTCTATTTTTATGCTTGTTTGTCCCAGCATTTTGGGCAAATGCTCAAGATTCTTCTATCGCAGTTGAAGCACAACTGACGGCAAATGAAAGCCAAAAGGTTAAGGAAAGCTTATTTTCCTTCAAAGTAGTAAGTATTGACGAAAAGCAGGTTTTTGAAACCGTACGAAAATCGCCTAAACAGGCTAATTTATCAATTGCACTATCTGGACTTTCAAAACTCGATTTGTCTGTTCATAAAGACGATATAAGGGCACCGGGTTATAAAGCAGTTTCCAGGACGATAAACGGTGAAATAATTGATACTGCAGTTACGACACAGGAATGTAAAACTTTTGCTGGCATAGCCAATGATAATCCTGACCAGTTTGTTCGGCTGTTTATTGACCAAATGAACGTTAAAGGAGTCATTAGTGATGGAAAGGGAGGCTATTTCTGTCTTGAGCCAATTGCCACTTTTACCAAAACAGAGAAAAAAGATAATAGGTACATTCTGTATCATTCAAAAGATATAGTTCCTACTAATGAAATCTGTGGAGTAAAAGAGGTTGAAAAAGCCATGAAGGGGGCAAACGGGAGAATAGCGGCTATTCCCGTAAACTGCCGTATCCTGGAAGTGGCCACGGATGCTGATTGGGAGTATTTCCAGAATCATGGCGGAAACTCCTATGGTGACATTTTAAACGTAATGAACATAGTTCATGGAGTGTACCTAGCAACATTCAATATCCGTTTAATGGTCGTTTACCAACATGTATATACTAGTCAATATGACCCTTATACTACTACCAACTCAGATAATTTGCTTGATGAGCTTAAAAATAATTGGAACTCATTATTTTCTGGTGTAGGCAAAGATCACGTTCATTTATTTACTGGTAAAAGCTTGGATGATGGCACGTTGGGAATAGCGTTTACAAGCACAACATGCGATTCCCCTTTTAAGTCCTATGGAATATCAATGGATAGAACTAACGTCCATGAAACAGTAGCACATGAAATTGGTCATACTTTGGGGGCAAGCCATCCCACAGATGCGGCTTCAGGTTGTGGTACAGCTTCACGAACCATCATGTGTCAAGGGACACCTAAGATGATGAATTTTTCAGCCTTTTCACAAAATGAAATAGGGTCATATTTAATTTCTAATTCAAGTTGCTTATTCGATTTAGCCGGAACAGGGTATTTGAATATTTTCGGTCCGTTAACCATTTGCTCTAGTGGAACTTATACAGTAGATGGAGTATTTGGAGGAACAATTACTAGTTGGTCTAGCAATAATACTTCTATTCTTACCATAAATTCTTCAGGAGTTGCTACAAGAGTGGGATCTGCTAGCGGGCATGTGACTATTACAGCAACGGTAAGTATTTGTGATGCCACCTTTAATGTGAGTAGACAAATACATGTTGGAGTGCCAACTTTAGTAAATCCGAGTCAGGTTCTTTTTGATCCCAATTCTAATATGTGGCAGTGTATGCATGGAGGTGGATGGCCCGGAAATACCTATTACTGGTCAGTAGTATCCGGCTCGGCATCTTTGGTGCCCAATGGTCCAGATTGCTACGTTACAACTTCTGGCGGGGCAACCATTGCCCTTTATGCTACAAATGAATGTGGCACATCATCCACCATATATTATAATATACCACCTGCCGGAAGTTTCTTTAAAGTATATCCTAACCCTGCACACGATGTGCTGACCATTCAGTTTATTTCGCCAAAAAATATAGAAGCATTACCCGAAAAAGTAAATCTCTACAGTGAGAAATCAAGTATAGCCGTCATTTCTGTTGATGTCAAAGAGGCTTACGGGAAAAATGAATTTGAAGGTGGGGATAAACTAAATCTAAATGTAAAGAACCTTCCAAGAGGCATTTACTATCTACATATAATTCCTGAAAGTAATCAAAACCAAGAAATTCAAAGAGTTAGAATCTTACTTGAATAGTTTATTTAATCATGAAGTAAAGTGTAGAATGATCTTTTTACACTTTACTTTATGACCATATTGTACCTACAAAGAGCATAACTTGGGTGGACAAAATTCCGGATTAGAAGTTTTGTGAAAACTATCACTTCCTCTAATACTTTTATAATTAAAAAGCCTGATCTATCGACCAGGCTTTTTTGATTTATGCGAATTCGACACCCACGCGATCCATTTCCCGATCGACGCGTTTATCGATGATCTTGACATAATAACGCTGGGTGGTTGCGATCCGGGCGTGCCCCAAAATCTTCTGGACGACCTCCAGACTATATCCTTCATTCAGGAAAAGCGCACCTGCAGTTTTGCGGCAGATTTTCAGGCTCATGGTTTTCTCTTTAAAACCGATCAATCCCCGAATAATTCGCAGCCATTTATTGATTCGGTCGGCCGGCACAATGGGTATTTGGTTGTTGTATTTTGCAAGAATATCCGGCACTGCATTCAATAAAGGTATTTGAGATTCAATGTCGGTTTTCATCCGACCGGTTACAATTTTCTTTTTCCCGGTAAACGTAGTGACAATAAAACTGTCCGGATCAAGGGCGAAAGCTGCCAGATCCGGATAATCCAGGCCCGTATAGCAGGCCAATAAAACCCAGTCACGTAAAAAATCATTTTCTTCATCGAGCGGTAACTCTTTCAACTTTTTCAGGTGGATATCTTCCAGAAAATAAACCGGTTTTGGCTTTTGACCTTTTATGACCAGTTTGTCGAGTGCATTATACTCGGCATGCCCTGACTCAACCGCTCGATCCAGCACTGTCCGGACGAAAGAGAGGTATTTGTTGGCCGTATCGGCGTTTTGCTTTTCCTTTCCTTCTTCAAGCTGCTCGTGCTTCATAAGCCACTTGTGATATTCACGTGCCCAGGCAACATTGATTTCTGACAACTCAATATCTGCAACTTTTCCCCTGCACCTGATAAACAGCTGTAAATGGTTGCGGCCGCGCTCCCAAGCACCAATAGTGCCTTTAGCCTTAGCCTGCTCGGTCCCTTTTAGATCTTCAATATCCTGAAGGTACTTATCATACAATTGAAGTACGGTTGGTTGTGGAGTAATCCCATTAAGCCATTCGGATTTGACACTCCGGGCCGTTGGCGTTTTCCCCAGGCTGATCATACGGTTCATAATCTCTTTATGCTCCCCTTCAATTGCTTTTAACCTGGTGTTGTTCTGCTCTGCCAAATTGGACCTACCTATCTGCTGCTGTTTCTTCTGATCCCATTCTTTGGGGTTTACCTTGACACCTGATGCATACATTGAAGGGCTGGGTGTTCCGTTAATTCGGAGTTGAATGTAGAGAGAGCGGTCTCCTTGCGGGATTTGATGTTCTCCTTTCTTGTTTTTCTTAGGGGTGCGGAATTTGAATCGAACTAGAATAGACAT